GCACAATTTTTAGGGCATTTTTAAGGCGATAAAATGAAAAGAGGCAGAAAACCATTTAAGAGACAACTTTTGTCTTTGAATCCAAACCCAAGACCATCAACAGTCAACCCATCACCAGTGGAATATTCAGTTGATGATCCATTGATGCCTGATTGGCTTGATGAGATTGGAAGAAAAAAATGGCATGAACTTCTGTCAGGATTGAAACCCATGTCCATATTGTCACCAGTGGATGCTGATGCAGTGGCAGTTTATTGCAGCCTTTATTCCCAGGTAGTCAGATGCCAGCAGATGATAGACAGGTCTGGTGGATTTATTGAACAGGAAGGAAGACCTTTGAAAAGCCACCCTGCTGTTGATCAACTCACAGCACTTTCAGCAAGACTTTCCACCCTGGGGAAATCCCTTGGGTTGTCACCACTAGCCAGGTCAAAGTTGGTTGCCGATCCAGTCCGAAAAGAACAAAACTGGCTGGAAGAATTATGTGGTGTCAAGGCTGTGGATGATAGTGAAGATGAGTAATTATTATTTAAAATGTCCTACTGTAATTGCATTTTCAGGAGGTAGAACTTCAGGATTTATGCTTGCTAAAATTCTTGAAGCTCATTCTGGGAAACTGCCAGATTATGTAAAAGTTTGTTTTTGTAACACAGGTTTAGAGCATTCAAAAACTTATGATTTTATTGAAAGATTTTCTTTAGAATTTAATGTTGATATAGTTTGGCTTGAATATGTTGGAAAGCAAAATGAAAACAAATTTAAGGTGGTTAATTACGCCAATGCTTCAAGAAATGGAGAACCATTTTCGATCTTGGTAGAAGAAAGGAAATATCTTCCTAATCCAGTAGCCAGATTTTGTACTGTTGAATTAAAAATAAGAACTATGGATAGATGGTCAAAAAAATTAGGTGGTGAATTTGCTCAAAAACATGACGAATGCATTGGGCTTAGATATGACGAGCCGAGAAGGGTTGCGAATATTAAAGCAACCAGCAGAAGAAATTTTGCCAGGTGCCCTATATATGATGCCAAACACACTTTAGAAGATGTATCTAGATTTTGGAAAAACCAATCATTTGATCTCGGCATTCCACAGCACCAAGGAAACTGTCAGGGGCGTTTTCTTAAAAGCAGGTATAGACTTGATCTAGTGGCTAGAGAAACCCCAGAATCGTTTAGATGGTGGATAGAGCAAGAAAAAAAAATAGTCGGCTCAGAAATAGCAAAAAAAAGAACATTTAGAAGCGACAGACCTACATATTTAAAAATGCTTCAAGAATCAAAAGATCAAAAAGTTTTGTTTCCGGATTTTGATAACACAGTTTCATGCCATTGCACTGATTGATATGAAAAGAAAAATAAAACAACCCTTGATTATTCCATTCATTGAAAATGCATTAAGGCATCACAAGGGTGAATGGTCAGGGAAAAAGTTCAGTTTGCAGAACTGGCAAAAGGAAATCTTGCGTGATGTCTTTGGAAATGTTGACAGGAACGGCAACAGAATCACCCGTCAGGTATATCTTGAAATCCCAAGGAAAGCTGGCAAGACAACTTTAGCCAGTGCCATTGCACTGTGGCTTTTGATTGAAGGTGAACCAGGGGCTGAAATCTATTCAGCAGCAGCATCACGGGAACAGGCACACTTCTGTTTTGATAGTGCCAAAAACCTGCTGGCAAGCTGTCCACCACTGGCCAACAAATTACAGATCTACAAAAACACCATCATCTACCCACAGACCAAATCTGTTTACAAGTCCATCAGTGCTGATGCCCACACAGCCCATGGGGGCAACCCGCATGGAATCATTATTGATGAAGTCCACACCCAAAAATCAAGGGAACTGTATGACACCTTGATGACAGGGACGCTTGCCAGAAGGCAACCACTTTGTGTGATGATCACTACAGCAGGCAGTGACAGAAGTAGTTTCTGTTTTGAAATGCACAGCTATGCCCAAAAGATTTTGGATGGCACCATCAAGGATCCAACATTCTACACACGAATCTATGGGGCAGAGGTTGAAGATGACTGGACCCAAGAGTCCACCTGGAGAAAAGCCAATCCCGGTTATGGCGTGACCGTCAAACCAGCATACTTTCAACAGAAGGTTCAAGAGTGCAAGGACAATCCAGCATTGGAAGCTGCATTCAGGCGAGACCATCTGAACCAATGGATTGAAACTGAAGTCAGGTGGATCAGCCCACTGAAGTGGGATGAATGCATGGTGGAACATCCTGACCTGATCGGAAGGGAATGCTATGCTGGGCTGGATCTGTCAGCAACCATGGACATGACCTGCATGTCACTGTTTTTTCCCAGCACTCATGAGGATGAACCACACTTTATCATGCCTGTTTATTGGTCACCACAAGAAGCTGGAAAGCTCAGGGAAAGGTTGAATAAATTCAGAATAGATCCATGGATCAAAGCTGGCTGGATTAATAGCACTGAGGGAAACAGGGTGGATTATCGGACAATTAAAAAAGACATTTACCAACTGGGTGAGCAATACAAAATCTTGGAAATAGCCTATGACCCATGGCATGCTGACCAGATCATCCATGAACTGGGTGAAGATTTCCAGATGATCAAGTTTGGCCAGACACCAATCAACATGTCACCACCCACAAAAAAGCTGGAAGAATTCATTCTGACAAAGCAGATAAGCCATTCAGGAAACCCTGTTTTAAGGTGGAATTTGGGAAATGTGAATGTTCAGTTGGATGATAACAATAACTACAAGTTGAGTAAAAAGAAGTCTCGTGACAAGATAGACGGTATTATAGCCACTGTGATGGCCGTTGGCAGGTGGATGGCTAATGGTGGCATGGAAACCGAACAACCAACAGGGGCAGGGATAGAATTCCTGTGACCACCATGCCTTCATTCAGATCAATCATTTCTAACTTTTTCAAGCTTGCTGGTGGTTATTCAGTGGTCAGTGATTCAGGAGCCTGGACTTACACAGGAACATCTTCATCAGGTCAATCGGTCAATCAAGCTTCAAGCCTTACATATTCAGCAGTCTGGGCTGCAGTCAGATCCATTTCAGAGGGTGTCGCATCACTGCCATTGCAAATCTTCCGAAAAGACCCAAATGGTGGCAGAACCAAGGATCTGCAAAACCCACTTTATAATTTGCTTCATGACAGCCCCAATCCTGAAATGGGTTCACTTATCTTCCGGGAAACCATCATGGGTCATGTGTTGACCTGGGGAAATGGCTATGCGGAAATTGAAAGGGATGGCAGGGGAAATGTGATCGGATTGTGGCCACTCAGGCCAGATGTCTGTCAGCCTGTGCGGGATGAAAATGGGGACCTTTATTACCAATACGGGAACATCATCTTCATGCCTGAGGAAATCCTACACATTAAGGGATTGGGTTTTGATGGAATCAAAGGCTATTCAGTAATAGCAAACGCAAAAGAAGCCATAGGGCTAGGCATGGCCCTGGAAAATTATGGGGCCAGTTTCTTTGCCAATGGTGCCAAACCATCAGGGGTGATATCAGTCCCAGGCAAGTTAAATTCGGAAGCCATTCAGAACATGCGAAAATCATGGGAAGAAATGCACAGTAGCAGCAAAAATTCTCACAGGGTTGCCATCCTGCAAAATGGTGTCACCTATCAATCCATAGGAATCAGTCCGGATGATGCCCAGTGGGTAGGATCACGATCTTTTCAGCTTCAGGAGATCGCCAGATGGTTTCGGATTCCAGCATCAAAACTGGGTGACACTTCCGGTTCATCCTATTCCAGCCTAGAACAAGATAACCTGAACTTCCTGCAGGAAACCCTAAGACCTTGGCTAATTAGGTGGGAACAGGAAATCAGAATGAAACTGATTAAGGATCCTGATGTTTATGCAGAACATAATCAGGATGCTTTGCTAAGGGGTGACAGTGCAGCACGATCAGCATTTTATGCCAGTGCGATTTCATGGGGATGGCTAAATCGAAATGAAGTGAGAGCATTGGAAAACCTTCCAGCTTTTGAAGGTGGTCAAAGTTACATGACACCCAAAAACATGGATCCAGCTTTTGGGCCAAACCAGACATCAGCAGCAGTGGATCAGCAATCCACCCTAAATCAGATGCCCCAACAG